TAACGGTTCGATTTCAACACCAGGCTCTTGGAATAATATTCCACCGTTTTCTTCATAGTACTGTTTGAAATCTTCTAACACTTGCTGCCTTTTTTCTTTACCTACATTGGAACCATATTTAAGCATGAAAGAATCAGGTTTTTGCATTTCTGTAAGATTAAAGGTTCTTACTGCATTATCAAAATCAGTTGTATTCTTCAACACATCAATCGGACTAATGCCTTGCACCATATTAGATGCCACGATGTGTTTAAAATGCAACATGTCCATATTATGAACAATCAATTTATTTCCAGTTGCAGCATGAATGGAATAATAAAGTTCACGTGATTGGTTTTCAATTAACATTTCAACAACATCTGGATTTAATAAGAAAAGCTTTGATGGTTGATGATAGATGTCTCGTTCAATTAGCACATATGCATTACCTTTTTCATTTCTGATTGTTTCAATTTGATTAATAAAATCAAAACTGCTCAGAGAATTATTCGGTGACACTGTAAGTAAATCAGATACTTCTGTATTAACTACTTTATAATCTTCATACATTTTCAAGGGCAAACTAGCCATCGAATTAGATAACTTTGTAATAGCTGAAAATATCGTTTCATTAGTTTCAAGCGTATTATTAATTACACCCCAAAAAGATCTATTTTTCCATGGGCTAAAGTCATAAAGCTTAGAAGTTGACTGATCAATCCAATTGTCTATCAATTTTTTTCTTTATGCGTGTGACAATATTCTCTTTTGCGATAACATTCACCTCCTTAACGCATTATGTCTTTAATACTAATAAACTCTATGTTTCCTTCACCACTATCAGAAACAACTTTATTCATAATATCTGTATATGTGTTTAAAAATGCTGCAAAGCCATCTATTTTACGATATCTGCTTTGCTTAGACGGCAACCAGTTTCCGTTTCTGTCTAGTTTCAACTGAACATTATTGATATACCATTTCATTAAAGGATTATTATTAAATATTATTTTCCCATCTAAAAACATTTCTTTTAAATCCTTCAATGCAGGGCTCAAGGTCAAAGCTCCTTGTCTTGTTTCTTCCGTTTCAAACCCGTAATTTTTTTAACTCTTGATTTAGTTTGAATGCGTTCGCTCTATCATAAGTAATTTTTTTCTACTACATAATGCTCATTCATCTTAATTATCCAATTTAAAACATCTTGGTAGTCAATATAAGGCTTATCTTGCACTGTTAATAAGCCATCTTCTTCCCATTCTCTATAGGGTATTTTTTCGTTAGAATATTCAACTTTGTGCTTAGGAATCCATGAATGCGATAAAACTGCAACTTTACCATTATCTAACGCAAAAGTAGCACACGCGGCTGTAAAGTCCTCTGTTTCTGATAAATCATAACCAATCGTGCACGGTCTGCCTTCCAGCTCTTCTAAAGAAACAATTTCATTATTTTTTTGGAGTGTTGGGTAATCAATAAAACTCATCTCGTCATTATTAGCAAAGATATTAAACCTTTTGGTTATAAAATCTCCACGTTCAGCTGGTGTTCTCTTAGCTTTTTCCCACTCTTCTTTCATCTCATCCAAATTTATAGAGACACCTAAGTTGGGATTTGCTTTTATCCAGATCGACGAATCATTAATATCATCGTCATCATCCAAAGATGCTAAATAATAAAAAGTTCTTTCGTCTTCTATGATTTGATCTAAGGTGTCTCTTCCCGCTTCTACCATATCAACAAGTGGACCATCTAATTGATACCCTGCTGTCGTAATGTAGATGAGAAGAGGTTGTAACCTTGCAGCTCTTGAGTTTTTTATAACTGAAATCAATTTATAGTCTTTAAATTCATGAATTTCATCAAAAATCCCCATGTGTGTATTCAATCCATCTAACTTATCGCTATCTGATGCTTGGGGCATAATTTTTGATATCGTTGCGTCATAATGGATTTCATCTCTTAATGTTCTGAAATTTTTATCAAGCTTTGGGCTAGCTTTTATCATCGCCTTAGATTCATCGAATAATATTCTAGCTTGTTTCATTACGTTTGCTAAAAGATGGATTTCAGCGCCGTTTTCTCCATCTTGAGAAACAGCATAGTTAGCAACACCAGATATAGTAGTTGTTTTACCATTTTTTCGCCCCATAAATATCAAAGCTTCTTTAAACCTGCGCAGTTTTGTTTCTTTATGAACCCAACCAAACAAACTGCCGATAATAAAATGTTGCCATGGCTGTAATACAAGTTGACGTTTAGATCCTTTGGAAGGTTTACAAAACTTTTCTATAAATCGAATAGGACGATGCGCTAATTCTTCATCAAATACCCATTTACCTCCATTTTCTAAATATCTAAGATGCCTATCACATTCTTTTCTAACATATTTGCTTGTTTTTATTTTCCCTTGAGTGACTTGCTCTGCATACCATGTTGTTAATAGTTTTGGTGAAGGTTCATTTAAAACTTTAATAGTCACCAAATCCACCTTCTTCTTGAACTATCTTTTTTCTTTGTGCTGCTGTTAAACCCATAGACTTGAGTAAGTTATTTAGTGTTTGAACTGTTTTTGTCAGTTCTATGCTTAATGGATTCTTAACAATATTGCTCGCACCAGCCTTGTTTGTATGCTCTATCATCAAATCACTATTTTTAAGTTCATCTCTTAACCGACAATAAAATTCATATGTTTCTATATACAAGTTAATTAATATGTCATCAGATTTTTTGTAATCCTCTATATATTCTTTTAGCTGTTTTTTTGTTAATTTCATATAAAGACCCCCTTTCATAAAAGTTTATCCGCGTTGCAAGCGAAGGGCCCCCGCCGGTACCCGGCGAAAAAACATTTTAAGCCAATGGGCAGGGGGCTATAAAATTTTATTTAAATGTTTTTTTATTTAAATTTTTAGAACTCTAATTTTCTTAAGATTACTTTTGTCATTATCATTTGCATGAATTTTGTTATGACAGCCATAACAAACTGACATTAGATTATCTAATTCTAAAGCTTTGTTAAAATCTTCATCAACATAAATAATGTGATGCACTATGTTTGCATCTGTTACAATATCTTCGCGTAAACACATTTGACAAAGATGATTATCTCTATCTAATGCTATCTCTCTTAACTTCTTCCATGCTTTTGAATGATAGAACCAATCGTATTGATATGACTTACGACCATGCTTATAAATGTTATTATGCTTGGTCATCTCTTACACCTCTTTGATTGCATAACAAAAGACACACCGCATAGCGATGTGCCTCGTGTACTTGTGTCGTATAACTTTTAGATAACTTTATACATCTTTCCGATACTATCATATTACTACAGATTTGTAGGCCTTTTGCACAATCTTTGCACAATGTTATTTGATACCTGCATGATACGCTACCGCTTTAACAAAGTTCTTTCGTATAGAAGTAACAGTATTACGATGCATATGGCATTCATGTCCTATCTGTTCCATCTTTAACTTCTTTTCTTTATTCCAATACTTCAGCCTTATTACTTTCTTATGATCTTCAGGCAACTTTAAGTATTCACTCTCAACTGCTTCGACCATTTCTTCTAGGTTTCGTAACATCTTATTAGTTAATAATCTAGTTGCCATTAGTTCAGTTGTTCTAACTGGTTCGCCTTTTTGTAATGGTCCATATACAATATTGGAATCTTGTTCCTTCGTAGGATTAAGTATTTCCAACCTCAATCTTTTTATTTCTTTCTTGTTCTCATTTAAATTATATATTTCTGATTCAATATATTTAAATGTTCCTGGCTTGATATCATATATTGTGTTCCCCATGTTAGACCTCCATTACTTATGCTTAGCTATTCTTGCTTTAATAGCTTTCATCAATTCTTCTTGCGTTAGTTCTTTATTTTGTAAAGCTTTATATACTCTTTGATCTATTGTGTTATCGGTCATGATGTGATGAATAATAGTCGTATGATTTTGTCCTTGTCTATATAATCTTGCATTTGCTTGTTGGTATAATTCCAATGACCATGTAAGTCCAAACCAAACAATAATGTGCCCACCTTGTTGTAAGTTTAATCCATGTCCTGCACTTGCTGGATGTGCTATAAGCAGCTTAATGTTTCCACTGTTCCAACGTTCTTTATAGTTTGAATCCTCTAATGTGGTTGCTTCCTTAAACCTTTGAAGTATTCTTTCTTTATCGTGTTTGAAGTTATAAAACAATAGTATTGGTTGGCCTTGAGACTCCTCTATAATTTCCTCTAACTTATCTAACTTCTTATCATGTATAAGTCTTACATCTTCCTCATCTGTATAAACTGCGCCGTTAGATAGTTGAAGTAGTTTCTGACTTAATGATGCCCCATTTTGAGCTACAACTGTTCCTTCTTCTTCCGATTCTAAAATATAGTTTTTTTCTAATTCTTCATATACTTTTCTTTCTTTTTCTGATAAGACTACTGTTTGTTTAGTATCAACTCTGTCAGGCATATCCAGATAATCTTTCGCTTTCATGCTTAAACATATATCTTCTATTTGTTTATATATCTTTTCTTCAGATCCGTCTCTTAGCTCCCACTTAAAAATATGTTCGCTAACTTGATGAGTTGGTTTAAAGTACCTTTCTCGATAACGACTGAATGAAGACTCAAGTCTTTCACCTCTGTCTATCAAATAAACTTGAGCCCATAAATCCTGTAAACTATTTGGACTAGGTGTTCCTGTTAATCCTATAAATCTATTAATGAGTGGTAATTTCTTTTTAATAGATTTAAACCTTTGACTCTTAGGACTTTTAAATGTAGACAGTTCATCAATCACAACCATGTCAAATGGCCATTCTTTTTTATATTGATCACATAACCATTTAGTATTTTCTTTATTGGTTACATAGATATCAGCCTCTGTGTTTAATGCATCATTTCTTTCTTTAGGTGTTCCTAAAACTAAAGACACTTTCAGATGATTTAAATGGTTCCACTTATCAACTTCATCAACCCATGTATCTTTAGCAACTTGTTTAGGTGCTATAACTAACATTTTTTTTTAGTGTCTAACAACTGCAATTCACTAAATGCTGTAAGTGTTGATACTGTTTTCCCTAGACCCATATCTAAAAACCAGACCGTATTTCTCATTATCTATCACTTTATCTATTGCATACTTTTGATAGCTATGTGGTTTGAAGTCAATCGCCAAATGTTCCACCTACCATTCTGATAAAAGTATTTACTTGTTCTTTATTCCATAACACATATACTTTATGATCTCTATTTTCAAATTGTCTATGCACATATTTTTGTAAAGGATGCAACTTTCCTTTTTCTTGCTTCATTTCTACAAAATATGTTTTTCCTTCTGGCATAATAATAATTCTATCTGGCACACCTCTTGTTCCAGGTGCAACCCATTTTAAACATAAACCGTTTAGCTTTGTTATCTCTTTCACTAAATATTTTTCTAATGTCGATTCTTTCATATATTCACCTTGTATACAAAATTTATATTTGTGTTCCGATGTTGCATCAATTCTTGCCAAACTTTTAAAAATAGCTGTTAGAGGGTTACCCCTATACCTCTTTACTCCCTAACACTACTTTTTAAACTTTATAGTGAATTTGATGCAACATTGGAAACAAACAGGGTTGAACCTTACAGCGAGAAGGGAAAGAGGTGTTGTATCATTTGTTGCATCAATGTTGCATCACTAAAAATGATGCAACACCTACGATTACTTTTTACACTCACGTGTTGCATCACTCAAAAAATGATGCAACATCTGATACAACACTCTAAAATGTATATTTATTCAATATTTATTATATTAAATCTTCTAAACTTTCATCTCTTACATAAGCTATCTGTACACCATAATCTTTTCCAAATCGAATTTTCCCACTTTTATTACCATCATATACAGACCAATTGTCTAATTGTCTTAAGATGTTTGAAATCTTTCTAATTTCCATAGATCCTCTACTATCTCCCTTATCTTTACCAAAACATTCAACAAACACTTCAAGCGCACAGACTTTATTTCTTTCAACGTAATCTACATTTCCTGTTGGTAACATATCAACATCACCTTGATAAAATCGTCTTCGTTCAAAGATAGTTAAGTCATCCCAATTGCTAGGAATTGGTGTGTTAAGATATTCATCAATAATGCCTGTATATGGAGATTCCTCAGTATGTTTGCTTTGTATTGAACGCATTTCTTCTTCTAGTTCAGGGTTGAGGAATAACTCTTCTCCTTGTTCATAATAATATTTAGCTTCTGCCCAAATTTGGTCGATCTCTTCTTTGGTTAGTTTAGACCAGTTCACTTCAACTCTCTCTGGATTTACAGTCATTGGCCAAAAACGTCTTCCACCAGTTTCATCTCTTAAGAAATCAACTTTATTAGTTGTACCAATGAAAATACATTGCCTTGGAAAATCTTCAATATAATGTCCATAAGCAACACGAAACCGGTCAACTTGTTTAGATATGAAATGCTTAATAGCTTCAACTTCAGCTTTTCTTGTAGCTGCAAGTTCTGCCATTTCCATTAGCCAAACGCCTTGTAAGGCCTCATAGGCTTCTTTACCTGTAACAGAAACTAAACTGTCAGAAAACCATGCACCACCTATTTTTTTTAGCAAAGCAGATTTACCTACACCTTGAGGACCATAAAGTGTAAGCATATAGTCAAATTTACATCCAGGCTCCATTACTCGAGCAATTCCAGCAGTCAATGCTTTTTTGGTAGTTGTTCTATTCACTTCAGTATCTTCAACACCTAAGTATTTGATAAATAACTTTTCAAGACGTTTATGTCCATCCCACGATATTTTATTTAGATAATCCCTTACTGGATGATAAGCATTTTGCATTGCTACGCTTATAATGGCATCTTTTGTTTTACCTGAATGGTGTATGTCATAAATCTTTTCGATATAACTTCTTAAACTGCTATCATCACCGTCTTGCCATTGACGTGTCTTAAAATTAGTATTCCATGGCACTTTCCCTAAACATTCAATTTGTTTCGTAAATTCGTTAAAGGCTATTTTTCCTTTTAAATTTGGATCATTACGCAATATAATTTCTATATTTGGGATACTAGCTTTGAAAGTACCTTTCGAAGTAATTTCTAACGTCTCAGACCATGCATCATCGCTATTTACTATTTCATCGAAATCCTGCATTGCATCAGACATTTTGTCGTTAATTAATTGCTTTTTTAACAACTTCATCATTTTGCGCTCTTTGCTGCATTGCTTTATAACTAGGTAGTCGATTAACCGGAGTATCTGTTTTAGCGTCTTCATCTTGAGCACCATATAAGTGTATGCGTACTAAATCAAAACTGTTCACAAGCATACCGCTTACGGGATCCGTATTATGATGAGAATAGGCAAACTTGTTATTTTCGTATAACACCAATCCACCTGCAGTTGAACCTTCATGATAGGTATAACGGTTAGTAGAATGTTTTTCGTATAAGTCAGGAATAAAAGTTGATATAGCTTCTTCTATCGTATAGGCTCTACAAAATGCGCCAACAATTCCCGGCTTTTCTTCTGGGTCACCTTGCTTATCTGCTAATCTTTTAGTCTTACTCTCTTCCTTTGAAGACGTTGGCCATTCTAATGTGTCAGTCCAATCAACATATTCATTTAATATTTTATCTGGATCTAACAAAGGTAAATCTTCATAGGTAAAGAAAAATTCTGCATCATTGCTAGTTGAAGGCCAATACATTAACCTATGTGGTTGATAAGTTGTATCATCGAAGTAATCCATGCCAACGATATCTGCCACTTTACGTCCAATAGCCTCATACTCATCCGCATTTACATTCCGTTTTAAAGGAATCACTAAACGTAATCTTGGACTTATCTCTCTATGCTTATGTGTTGAATACAAACAATATGCAAAATCATAAAACATAGATAATATGTCGGTCATATCTTGAGCAGCATAATCGATATCAAGTGTTAGCATTGAACGATTCATGACTTGACCAGCACGCCGTTTGCCTTCTTTTAAATATCCACCGACAAATCCGCCAACATCTTTTATATCGGCTTGTTCAGACTTAGACATTTTATTGTACTCAGTTAAATCTTCTTTAGTTCTAACTGTTTGTGCTAGCTTCTGCATAAAGTCAGACCAAGCCATATTGTGATTAGTCCAATGTGTAGATAAACGACTAGCAGCATAAGAATATGAGACATCACGATCATATTTAATTGTTTCTATTTGAGTGACTTTGTCTAACATGTTCGGCTCCTTTCATTATTTTAGATAGAGCAGAGAAGCCAACGCCTCTCTTTAGCTTTTGAATCTTTTTCTAATTCGTTCAACTTCATTTTCATAATCTTCTAAACCTTCAACACCATTATTTTTTACTAACTGCTTGAAAAGATAAGCATTCATATACTCCAATGCTTCTATGGTTTTCATCTTATGAGAAATGCTACTTAACAAGATCAATAAAAATATAGATAAAACAATTGAAATGACAATCCACATATTTACAACACCTCCAGTGCTATTGCTAAACACATTAATATAATTAATTCAAAAATGATAATATCTATTACCATGAAACTTCAGCTCTGATTTTTTCAAAGTCACTTGGCGCCTCTACATCATCATTAGCCGTCATCATAATATATACTTGCTCAGTTACATACTTACCTAACTCATACATCGCTAGTAAGAATAATAATCTTAGTATTTGCTTAATCATCGTCTGCCTCCTCAACATTAATTCCAACTATATATCCTTTGTTCAATACAAGTTCTCTGCCATAATTTTTTTCTATCGTTAAATAATTCATCTTCATGTAATATCAAACTACTACCGTCATGTAATAAAATTCTCAGCTGATTCATTTCCCACGCTCCTCAATAAGTGTGATTGATTCAATCGTATCTGTTTTAATATACGTTGGCTGTTTGATTATATTACTTACGTAAATAAAACCATTAAAATTTACCGTTCTTTCAACATATTTTTCAAAAGGTTCAGCTGTTTTTACAAAATAAACTCCACCTGAAATAGTTTTAATTTTAACATCCGTCATTTCCCACCACTCCCTTATATTTTCAAACAACTGACCCACTTTAATAACTGCATCTCTTTTAACTTGTGCCTCGTATTTGCGCTCAGCTTCTTCTTTACTCTCTGCCTCAACAACTGTAAACGTCTGATTATCTCTAGCAGTAGTAAAATGTTCATGTGGTTGTCCTGTTGAATCTTTGAATGTTGTGACTAAGTATTGTGTCACTTCTCATCACTCCTATTTATTTGATTTCAAAATCAACTTCTATTGGAATAACAACGATTTTATAACCTTCATACGATCTTTTGAGTTCATCAAATATTTGGCGCAAACCAATAACATTCATATTTTTACCCTGTAAAATAAATATCTCCTTATTCCAACCACGATATATAATTTTAGTGCGTTCTCTCACTTCCCCAAAACCTCCTTGACTCGATCTAAGATGTCTTTACACGTATCCTTTTCCTGCGTCTGCTGTTCCATCTTGTCTTTCGTGGTTCCTTTTCATTTTCTTTTTGTATGCGTCAATGAGTTGGTCGATAGAATAGTATTCAATAGCAATGGCAAATGGTAAAAATGAAGTATGAATATACCAACCAGTATAGAGCTCATCAATGTCAAACATGAAATCATCCACTACACAACTGTCATTGAAATCAATTTCAACATTTTCTATATAGTAGTTAAAATCTCCCTCTTCTACATAGTCTAGAATTTCTTCAATTTTTTTCTGCTTGTTGATTCGCAATACTCAATCCAAATGCCAACATGTCCGCTAGTTCATCTAACTGAACATCTAACGGCTTACCTGGCTTCTTCTTCCAGTTCTTAAACGTTTCCAATGTATTAAACCATTCAAAGAATTCAACTACATATGCAATCTTGCTATCCTGTAAATTAAGTGTAGGTATTCTATCGTCGAACTCTTTTTGTATTTGTAATAACTCTTGTAACTGATCAATTGTTAATGTGTTATTCATTATCGTTGTCCTCCCATTGCATTGTGTTGCCACCAACTAAAAGTGCTACAGCTCTAGCTTTGTTAATATCGTCAGTAATCCATGTGTTTAAAATAGTTGCATCTTCTTTTGGGGTATAACTAGCCCAAAAAGTTCCTTGTTTAGTACCTCCACTTAAATGAACATCTTGCACAAATGAGCCTTTTGTATAAACTACATATTTAGCACGCTCCAATTTTTTCTAAGACATTCTCTGCATCTTTGTTACCATCAAATAAATCCATTGCATATATGAAATTTAATATATGTCGTTCTCTTATAACATTTCTGTTATTGTCATTTCTATGTTGTATATAAATTTCTAAGTAGTCTTTTTTAAGTTTCTCCCACATATCTTTATACTTATACACGTCCTCAATCTCTTTTAGCAATCCCTCTGTGTCATTGCCGTTATACGCACTAGTACTTATAACGGATTGTTCAATTTGTTCGCGGTTATTCATTAGTGTCATCCTCCATAAAAATTTTATTGTTTAAATCCATTCCAAATTTAACTCTTTCAACATCTTTGCCAAATTCGTTTATTAAATCTTTTTCAACGCTCTTGCAATACCTATCCCATGCACTTGCTTTCTTCTCCAGCTCTTTGTTGCGCTCTCTTAACTTAGCTATATCCACGATAAGCTCATCACGTTGCTTCTTGCACGCATCACGTTGTTTTTCTCATCTTCTTCAACCTAGCTTCCATTACGACTATTTGGAACCCTGTTTCATAGTTCACTTTCATAACCTTCTCTAAAATAAAGTTAGTTGCTTCTGTTCCTCATATTTCAAACCATGTTGCTTTATATACGTTTCTAGCTCTTCGGCTGAATCAAATGTCTTTTTCACACCTTGCCAACCTGGTACGATATGTCCGTGAAAGTAATGAGTGCCGTTTACTTCGTGGATATGAGCCACTCGCTCGTTATCCTGATACAGATATCTCTTAGAGCCGAAAAAAATTGTTTTAAGTATTCTTTACGTGCGCTATCGTTCATGGTCATCACTTCTTTTAACAATTAGGCAGACCAAACGACATGCATTCGTCGTATAGCTCTTCGTTCCTTATACTTGTCTTATAGTTTTCAATCACATTGCTAACTTCTTTATGACTCATTGCTTTAACTTGTTCGTCTGTATATTTTTCGCACTCTTCCAATTCCAGTTGCTCCTGTAATGACATCACATATTCAACTTGTTTTTGGGTTGCCATCGTTAACCCTCCCACAAATCAAACACTCTATCGACGTAAAACTTCGCCTTTGCTAAATCCTCGTGTCCGTTTTTCAACGGCGCTCTAGACAAGTATTTGATTGCATTACCTATTGCAAATGCTAATTGTGGTGGGTACTGTGCCGTAACTTGTTCGATAAAATCTATAATTTCAATATCTCCGTATGTGTAATGTGCTGGTTGCTTAACATTGTCTTGTATTTCATTCATATCTACTTTTCTGTTACTGATTATGCTCATTAAGCTTCACTCCATTTCTTGAACATTTGGTTATAAGTGACATCGAACCAGTACGGATCACGTGAATGTTTTTGTGGCGTTCCATCATAAAGCCATGGTCTTAATCTTCTCTTTCTTTCCTGTTCATATTCCGCTCTCACATTTCGTTGGTATCGGTTCAAAATCGCTTTTTTTTCTGATTTTTTCTCTCCCTTTTTCTTCATCTTTTATTTGACTCTTCATATATTCAACTTCTTCTTTAGATTTTGAGTCCTTTCTTCCACACAATAATTCATCGCCGCGCATTTTTATGTTTGTATCTATATCTAAGAAGTTCTGGAGATATATGATATTTTTCTGAAACTTCTCTCAATGTCATTAGTTTTCCTTTAATACGCACTCTTATAACTTTTCTTCTAGCCATCATTCCACCTCTAAATCTAAAACCTTGATATTTATAACGTTATATTTTAATAGTTCACCTGGATTATTAAATAAATAGTCCGCCAAATTTTCTTTTTTCTTTATCAATCTGATTGTAATTAACACTTTCGACTTCTGTAGGAATTCTAATGTCAACAGAAGCATTGATATAAGCTTGATGTTGCATGCAATCACACTCCTAATCCTTCATATAAAACGGAGAAGTAAACCCGTCACTATTCAAATTCAATCCTTTTGCCCAATCAACAGGCTTATTCATGATAGTTTCGATTTCCTTAAGTCCATTTGAACCTCTAGGTATTTCTACAATTACTTCATCATGGACATGGCCAACTATTTTAAAACCTAATGCTTCAAGCCTTGCTATAGAAATCGCAAGTAAATCCCTTGCAGTTGCTTGAACAATATTCTCGACTAACTTCCCACCATACGTTTTTAACTTTGACCATTTACGGTTAAGATCTAACCCCATAAATTCAACAACTTGACTACCCCAACTATTTTCACCAACTAAAGCTTTTGGATAAGCTAAAGCTCTTCCACTAGGCAGTTCAATCATTAGAAAACCTTTTTTTCATATAAAATCTAAGTCCATGTGTATGATGCGTCTTTCGGGATTTTACAGTATTAATTGCAGCCTCTTGGCAAGCCTTCCAAAAATTAACTATGTTAGGATTTGCGTTACGCCAACTATCAACTAAACCTTGTAACTCGTTTTCTTCAATGCCCATTTCCAATGCACCCATTGCTTTTAAAGCTCCAGCGCCACCTTGATAGCCTAAAGCTAATTCGGACACTTTTCCTTTTTGTCTGAGAGGGTCGCCTTTAGTTATGCTTTCTACCGGTACATTAAACATTTGAGAAGCCGATGCTTCATATATCTTTCCGTGTGTGTTGAATACATCTAAACGCCATTGTTCTTTTGCATACCATGCTATGACTCTTGCCTCTATTGCAGAAAAATCACTTACTGCTAGTTCATTACCTTCTTCAGCAGTAAATGTCGTCCTAACTAATTGACTTAATAAGTCTTGAGGATGAACATTGAGTAATAAATCTAAATCATCAAACGTTGTTCTTTAATAAGATCTCTTGCTATTTCTAATTCAGTATCTGAAATATAATGCTTTGTTAAATTCTGAAGTTGTACACCTCTACCTGCCCATCTTCCAGTACCGGCACCGTAAAATTGAAACAGACCTCTTACCCGTTCATCACTGCACATCATGTCATGCATTTTGTTGTATTTTTTCACACTGGTTTTAGACATTTGCAATCTAATTTCTAGCATTTTTTTTAGCTTTTCCTGTTGCTTCTTTTAAGTACTCCTGAACCGTTTTCTTTTGTAAATTAGGTATATCTAATCCTTGTTCATCCTTTAACCAAGCCAATAACTGTGTAGGACTATTAGGATTTTCTAAACCTGTTATATGTTTAGCTTGTTTAAGCAATTCTTCTTTACTCTGCTTATCGAGCACATTAGCTCCTAACATCAATGATTTAGAAAGCTTAATACCTCTGTCGTTTATATGTTGGTCAAAAACCCAATATGTTTGTTCAATTGCAGTTACTGGAAAGTCTTTAATTTTATTAGCAATCGCCATTTCTACTTCTACATCTCGAATACAGTAATCTATAAATTGTTGCCATTTTTCAAGATCATGTTCAGGTAGGTTTCTTGTTCTTCCTCCATTAACTTTTGTTGGTTTACAAGGTATAGAGAAATAACGAATTAAATTTTTTACCTGCTTTATCTTTTTGGCTTTGTAGTCTTAAAACTTCTCCAACTTTATCAAGCGAAGCAGGTAAGCCAATACGCATTGAATTAACCATTGTGCAAATCCATTCTTCAGGTGGCATCTGTTTATTAAAATGTTTAGCAAGACAAGTTCTTTCGAAATTAGCATTGAATGCATACTTTTTTTACAGCAGAGTCAAATAGAGCAATTTTAAACGTCTCATAATCAGCGTGGAAAGGCTCATTATCTACTTTAGTCATGTCAATCGCACTAATCGCTCCATCATCTATCGAATAAGCTATAATTAAAATTTCGAAATCTTCAGCTTCTGTGTATTTATAGGCACCACATTTCGAAATATCGTTACTGCTGTATGTTTCAATATCTATATTCATAAATTTCAAATTCTTGACACCTCAATTTCTTTAAAATTAAAGTGGGGCTAAAAACCCCACCTATTGACTTATAAGAAATCCTCATCATCAGTGTCTAATTCATCAAAATCATCTTCTGCTGCACTTGCACCGCCAAGAGGTTCGCCTTTTTTCTACAAGTTGAATGTTGTTCAATCCAACTGCGATACCCTTATTACCATTTGTGTTGAATGGAAATAAATTGATTGAAGCTCTAATATAGTCACCACTTACAATAGTTCCAGAATCCGTTAATCTAATTTTGTTTTGGTCAATAATACCAGGTGCTTGTTTGCTTGATGCGTTAATAAAATAAGCGTCTTGATAATTCACATCATCTTCTCTTTCAGTATCTCCATCACGTAATGGAAGTTTCAGATTTGCAGGAACTTTGCCTCCAAACTTACTAACTTTTCCTTCTTCTTTAGCAGCTTCTATAGCTTGTTCAATGGCTTTTATCGTACTTGTATCTGATTTAGGAATGATTAAACTGATTGAATACTTTGCTTCTTGCCCTTCTTGCATACTGTGAGGTTCAAAAAATATGTGCATATGATGCTCTTACTTTTCCTGTAATCACTTTAGTTTTATTTAATACTTTTGCTTTCATGTTTATATACCGTCCTTTTTTAATTTTTTATAGTTTGTCAAAATCATCTTCAGCAGATTGCTTTATAGCTGGTCGTTTATCAGACTCGGTAGCAAGTGTTAATTTACCTTGTGGCTTTTCTATAAAGCCCTCTGTAATTTTAGAAAATGCTTTTTTACCAATTAATTTTTCTAATTTCGTAATGCTAAGTAACTTGGTTTCTGTAATATCTTCAGGTTTATAACCCGCTTCAACTAACTTTTCAAGCGTTGCTTTTGTATCAGTTATCATTCTTCGCGAACGACCTTCTACAAGCTTCCAACCAGGATAGTTTTTATCATTTCCTTTCGCTTGATCTAGCGCATAATGTTCTACTTCATCAGCCCATTTTTTTGATATCAGGCAGTTTATATAAAAGTTCTGCAATCTCTTCATCACTTAACAAATGTGGTGGCTTTTGAGGCACATTTTGCATGTATTCTGCACGTGTTCTACATGAATGCTTTATCTTACAGAATCTACAATGACTACCTGCTTTAAACTCACCTTCACCGTTATAAGCAAGTCTGGCTAATGGTTTAACAAAATCGGTTCCCCATTGAAGTAATCTTGATATTGGTAACTCTTCAGTAGAAAAGTTATCTATTCGTGGTTGTATGATAGTCATGCGAACTGTATGAATGTCATACATTAAACTAAGCAGTTCATATGCGCCCAAGCCATATAATCTAAGTTGAGGATTATCTATAGCTGAAACTTCAATGCCTTTACCGTATTTAAGGTCAATAATTTCAAGTACACCACCTGAAAATATAA